GCCGATTATGGGAGACCTTGTCACTAGCTTCGATGAGGCCGTGCAAATCATGGTGCGCCCGGATATGTGGAGGCAGTTTGCCAACCTGCCCGTGATACGTGCCGTTCAGGGGAAACTCAATCCCAGCGCCGTAGCCAATAACCCGCTGAACCAGGCTGCTGCGGCGAGGGCAAGATTGCGAGATGACGTAAGTACACTCACCCAGAGTGCTACTGCACGTCTGGGGAGGCTGGGATCGCAGGAACAGGTCTTTGGCAAACTTGATGACAGCGGACTGATAGCAGAGGGGCCACTTAAAGGCCGTGCCGTGAACGACATACGGACTAGGCCGAAGGATGTAGAGGGACTGACCACCCCTGAACAGAAGGAATGGATTCGAGTCGCCGACGAGATAGAAAATGCCAAGCTGAACTATCTTGAGAAAAACGGAATTGATATACAGAAACTTACTTTTGACGAGGGCGGTCAGTATGCTGGTCGGCGTGTCTGGGGCAGAACGGACGCACTGGGTGAGATTGAAGACATAAACTACGTTGCAGCAGGCCCTGGTCGTATCGGAGCAAAACTGCCGTCAGAGAAGCAAAGGATGTTTAAGACTGCGGCAGAGGCGATTGAGAAAGGATACCGATATATCCCTGACGACGAAGCACTGGCTATCAACGTGAGAGGCGCATATAACAGGGTGATTGACCAGCGCTATGCCAACTGGTTGCTGGACGGCAAGATTAGCTGGAGGAGGCTGGGCACGCCGGAAGGAGTCAAGGCGGCGCGGGAATCAGCCCAGAGGCGTCTTGCCCTTGCCAATCGGTCCATACTAGCGCTTCAAAGGGCAATACGCGGCGAATCACTTCCTACAGGTACGGTAAACGCCATCGAGAGGGTATTCCCCCAGCTTGAGGGAAGGCTTCGTGGGCCTACCAAGGTCCGTGTTGCGGATGTCCTGAAGGCGGCTAAGACCCTTGAGCAACCCGAGCGCGTTTTAGAGGTGCCTAAGCCGTGGGCTATTCGCAATGCAAGGAGAGAAGTGGATAAAGCGACAGAACGGCTTGCTCTCGATCCTAATAACCAAGCCCTAATAGCAGAACTTAAAAAAAAGAATCAATATTGGGGATTTCTAAAGTACCAATATAAAATATTCGAGGAGACTGGAAAACCTCTCACGCTGCAACATAATGTGATTAAGGCGCTTCGGGAGGACGCTCTCGGCGATCTCAGGGAGATGTTAGATGCAATCAGGGGCACGCTGGTTAGGCGTCCCGGTATGACGCCGCGCTACGAGGGCGGTCTTATTGCGGACGTTCGCAAAGAGGTTGCACAGACGCTGAAGAGGGCGAAGGAAGCTGCGGCACAGGCTGCGAAAATACGTTCTGATGAGGCGCAGGTCAAGGCTCCCGCCTTTGCGGCCAAGGCGTTTCCTAAAGAAATAGCCGAAAGTCTTCGGAAGACTATGGACCCCGAATTTTCTAATGCACTTGCCCAGGTTAACAAGGTACAGGGAGTTAGTCGTTTCTTTATGCTGGGGGGGGATATCAGCCCCATGATGATCCAGCTATTTTTCCTGATAGGTGAAAATCCGAGAACCTACGCAAAGGCTGCAATGGGCTTTGTGGAAGCGCTGCGCGACCCGAGTTTCCTGTCTCGTTATTTCGATCTACCTGAGAACAAGGCAATCCTACAGAAGTATCCCGGTCTTCGCCTGACTGGGCAAGGCCAGACTGAATTTACCGAGGCGTTAGCGCGAGGAGGGCTCCTTGGGCCTGACATTGCCTTGCGGCCCAGGGGGGAGGCCGCGTTGAAGACGGCTGCTCTTATGGTCCCAAGGGTTTACGCTAAGACGGTAGGGCCAACTGTTCGCCCCTTTGCGAGGGGGTTTGAGGGTGCCCTGGACGTGGCGGGGATAGAAATGGCGAAGTCCCTCGACCATATGGGAACCACTGCGGCAAAAAGAGCAGACCTCGCGCAATTTATCAACAAGTTTCGGGGAGTGTCATCGAGTGCCCGTCTCGGGGTTGGTACCAGGACGAGGCAACTAGAAACATTATCTCTCCTTGCGCCCCAGTACAACCGGGCGATTGCAGCACTGTTATTCGATGTTGTCCACGGCGGCCTGTCTGGCGAACTTGCCAGAAGGGCGTTAGCCAGAGGGGTTGTTGCTGCTGCGGCGATGGCGGTTGCGATCTCGTGGGCAAGGGGAGAAAGCCGCGAAGAAATAGGCGAACATCTTAATCCTTCGGAGTCGGAGTTTATGACGTGGAAGGTTGGGAATCAAAACATCGGGCCGGGGACTAAGGTGCGTAGCGTTATACAACTCTTTGCTCGATCTGCGAAAGACCCAGGAACGCTCACGGAGCCTTTGCCTGAGCCCCTTGGAAAAGGAACACCGTGGGGTGATTACGAGTATATGCGTAACCCTATTATCAGATTTGGGAGGGGACTGGCTAGTCCGGGGGTTGGAGGCGCATGGGACTTGCTGTCGGGGAAGAATTTTATCGGAGACCCTTCCCGTGACGGGATGTTACAGATGTCGGAGACGGTGGCGGAGAGGTTTATGTACCTCTGGGCACAGACCGCGTTGTTTGAGGGTGGAACGCCTATTGATCGCCTGAGCAGGGCGACTGGAGAGTTTGCAGGGTTGAGGGCATATCCAGTATCTCCGCTGGAACGACGTGAAGAGCGCGGAGAGGTTATACGGGAAGAAGCTGCGGAAAAACTCGGCGTAGGGGGTACATACGAAGATATTATAAATATGCGAGGATATGAGGCGGGTGGGGCGTGGAGTGCAATGGAACTGAAACAGATGCCGGAAACCTCCTGGCAGCAGGACCCCAAGACACGCCTGTTGATGGGGCGTGATCCAGAGTACGCCGAACTCTCCCAGAGGAGCAGGGAGGAGACAAGGAAATGGAATCCTGCAAAGGCCGACCATTATGAAGAGATTGACTTGTTGTGGGATAACGAGGATGAGAAAAGGCCCGGAGTTCTTCAGCAACTGGAGGCCGCGTGGGAGACCTCGCAGAGTAAAGATTCTGAACACCCAGCAGAGCATTACAGGCTCAAGCGATCCGAGATTTTTGCGTTCTATTATCACGACAAGGACCTTGCTCGGCAGAGGGCCGAAAAGAGAGGTGCGTTCCCCGAGGACCAAGAGCCTGACGGGCCGTTTGTAGTGGCACGGGACGTATATAACAGGCTCCTGTTCGCAGATGATAATTCTGAAGAGTACAAGACATGGGTAGAGGGATTACTAACTGAGGAGCCTTATGTTCCGATTGAAGATGAGTACGGATTCAACTGGGACGAGCGCGAACGCAGAATGGAGTACCTTGTCCGTGCCTACAGCCAGAAATTCGTTGATGACTCCAAGGCCCTTTCGGAAGAGAAGCTGCCGCAAATAGAACGCACCTACAGGAGAGACATAGAGTCCATCAAGAATACCGGCTACTGGGACGTAGACAAATTCCTTGCCTACCAGCATGGAGTCAGTGCTGACCTGGAAGAGTACAGGCGCTTGCAGAGGATTGACGAACCGAGAGCCAAGGCTTTCCTCGATGCGAACGAAGTGCTACGCAAGGAGGTTATCAACAAGATTGGTGACTTTAAGAAGATGATGCGCTCAAAGGTCGAGGGGCTGGACGCCATACTCGTCAGGTACGGCTATGTTTCCAAGCCCGTAACTCTTGGCCTGTGGGACCGCTATAGCAGGGGTGGTTGATACCATATATTCAACCCTATGAGTTGACAAATACCATATATTGTATGTAGGCTGTGAAGAATTGAGGAGGGAAATAGGCTTATGGTGACAGAAAACGTAGAGCAGTTGTCTCTTGAGACTACAGACAGTCCCGTTGATACAGGGGCTGCGGAAGTCGATGCGTCTCCACAGGAGGTCGTAGAGGCCCCGCAGGCAGAGGTTTCGACGGAGGCAGCGGCTCCCGTACAGGAGCAAGTCCCAGCACAGGAGCAACCACAGCCCCAACCGGCTGGGGTAGTTCCTCCAGCATCTTTCGTTCCTCCTCCGCAGTATACGCCTGACCAGATAGCGAAGATTCAGCAGGACTCTACTCAATACGCGCAGGTCCAGCAGAGGGCTGCGCTACAGAACCAGGCGGATACATACAGGCAACAGCTAGAGGCACAGGGCTTTTTGCCTGAGCACGCGGAGCAGGCTGCCGGTTACTATATGCAGTCCCAGCAGCAGCAACAGACCTTGATGCAGCAGGCAGAGCAGTACGGACAGCATTTACAGGGCCAGCAGAGAGCCGCAGAGCAGTTTGCCGCCAAGTATAAGCTGGATATAAACGACCTTGCGGCACTGAGAGCTTACAACGATCCCCAGTCTATGGAGAACGCGGCTAAGAAGATGGCTGCCGACAGGGAACGTGACGCGGAGTTAGCAAGGTTGAAGCAGGCGCAAGTGCCTGCACAGAGTTTCGATAACAGTCAGGGCAATCCACAAGTGGCTGCCGATGATGGGGGATGGCTGGATAGGTACAATGGCGGAGATAGGTCGCCGAGCGCACAGGCGGCGGCGAAAAAAGCAGCAGGACTAGGATAAATAGCCAAGGAGGATAAGGATGGCCCAGACAGCGACGACAGGTAATCTTGAAAACGCGCAGAAGATCATTATTGCGGCGAGTAGGTACACGGAGGAGCATAACGCTCCGGCTCTTGCCTTAATAGAGCAGTTTAGTCTCCCGAAGGGATCGAAGCAGGTAACTGTTCCCAAGGTGGGACAGATGTCCATGTCCGATTTACAGGACGGGGTCGATATAGTCGATGAGGAAGATATTGGGATGACCACGGTAGACCTGACGGCATCAGAGGTCGGGGCCAAGGTGATCCTGACCGACAAGCTGGTACGGCAGGCCGCCGACAACGTCTTCTCCATGATAGGTCGCCAACTTGGTGACGGCATGGCGAGGAAGAAGGACACGGATGTTATAGCCCTGTGGCCTAGCCTCAATGGTGGCACGGTACTCTCTGCGGATAACCAGACTTTCTCTACGGCGAATGTTCACGCCGCTATAAGTAGGGCGAAAGCCAATAATTTTGGCAACCAGCTTTACATAATTCATCACCCAAATGCGGTTGCGGAGCTTTCTAAGGCTTCGGCTACAACGGCTGATACAGCAGCAGCGGCAGGGCTTACCAATGGATGGAGTGTAGACCTGTTACAGAATTTCTACAGCGGTCTTCGCCCCATCAACGGTGTCAGCATCTTTGAAGATGGGAACATCGGGAAGATTTCTACCACTGACTCTGGATATGGTGTTATCGCTGACAAGACCGCTATGGCGGCACTTAATAGCGTAGACACCAGGACTGAGCGACAGCGTGACGCATCTCTCAGGGCCACGGAAGTGGTAATGACCGCAGACTACGGCGTTTTTGAGTTAGATGACAGCCGTGGCGCAGCATTTAGGGCTGAGATTGGCGATCTTTCCTTTAGTTAGGCCTAGGTAAGTGAGGGTAAGTAATGGTAGGGATAACTGAACGCAACCAGCAGAAGCAAGAACTAGTTGATGCGGGGTTCTCGCTAAGATACATAGACGAGTGGATTCCTAAAACTACACTGTACCGCCACAAGGCTAGTTACAATGTAACAGGTAGTGTGTCAGAAGATATTGGCACTATGATAAAGGGAGTTCCAGGTAGTCCAGACTATGTGTTGCGTAAGGCTAAGATCGGACTATTCCCCTGGGCTCCTGGCGAAAGCTGTGAGTGCCAGTGGTGTGCAGAAACAAGTACGGAACGCAGCGAGGAGCCAGTTGTCAGTAATATAGTTGAGGTACAGGATTCCAAGGCTCAGGCTGCAAAAGTTGATTGTCCCGTATGTGATTACGTAGCGGAAGGCGCGTCCCTTGCGGGTGCGCGATCAAGGCTGCGGGCTCACGCAAAGGGACACTAGAAGTAGAATGCCGGGGCGGCTGTAACGATAGGCCGAGGCCGCCCTCGGTAAAATAAATATCGGTCTATCGCAGGACATTGATCCTGTAAGGAGGTTTTGTTATGTCTTTTCCAGCAACTCAAAGCGGAAGGTATGGGTTTGAGAAACAAACCACATCGGCTAAGAAGCAGGTCTACGGCGCTACAATGACCCTTCCGGACGGAAGGGTATATCGCTATGTAGAGAACGGCGGGACTGCTATTGGTGAGGGTTTGGTTGTAGCCAGTGAGGCTCCCGCAGGAAACCACGACGAAGACTTAGTAGTCGCGACAAGTGCCTCGGTAGGTGGATTTACTATTGGGGTTACCGTTGGCGCTACTGCTGCGGCAAAGAATCTTTATGCAGAGGGGTATCTGTTTTCCAACTTGGCTGCTACAACCCCGCATGAGATGTACAAGATTAAGTCTCATCCCCTGATATCGTCTAGCGGTAGCGGAACTATTACGATAGATGAGCCAGACGGATTCCAGACTGCTATCACGGCAGGCACGGACACCGTTGGTCTTATCAAGAGTCCTTACAAGGACATCGTGGTTGCTCCCGCAGCCGTCGCAGGGCGATTTGTTGGAGTTACCTGTGCAGACCTTGAGGCTGATTACTTCGGCTGGGTGCAGGTAGCGGGTTTAGCCTCTGTTAAAATTGACGGTACTCCAGCAGTGGGTACGCTAGTGGGCGCAAGCTCCAATCACACAGGGCAGCTTCTCGCTGTTGGCGCAGATACTACTCCTGCTTTAGGAAGACTGCACGGCAAGGCTGGTGTGGATAACGAGTTCCACACAGTATTCCTGATGAACCTACATTAAATGGTAAGCGAACTTTGGACTCCGATGGGGGTTACGGATTACTCTGTAGCCCCTGCGGGGCACAACGCTGAGACCGGCGGGCAGATACAGTCACACATCTTCCAGGTGAAGGACCCTGTCACTGGTAAGCAGAACAAGTTCTATGTGCTTACCGACGAGACAACCTCGGACGCTCACCTCGAAGACATGGTTTCACACGCGGTGGACAAGTGGCTTACGGAGGTCAGGGCGGAGAGCCACAAGCCTCCCCCTACGCCGGAGCAGCGTAAGGAAATAGGGCACATACTGAACGATATTAGGCTATATAGAGCAAGGCGCGAGCAGAGCAGTAACGGGCTCGCGTATTACTCGGGCATAAATGGGGGAGAAAATGACAGAGGAATTACAGGTAAGTGAACAGGACATAGCGTTTGCGCTCAACCAGAAGGCCAACGAGGCCACCGGCCTGCTCGTGCAGGTAGCCGCGTTGAAGCGCGGAATAACCGAGCGGGACGCGAGGATCGCCGAGTTAGAGCGAACGATAGCCAGCCTTAACGGCAAGGAGCCAGTAGATGCCAAAGGTGGGAAAGAAGAAGTTCCCCTACACAACTAAGGGGAAAAAAGCCGCCAAGTCTTACGCTAAGAAGACCAAGAAAAAGGTCATGCGTAAGGCCAAATACTAATAATTATGGGGTGCAGGTATGGCAGTTATCCAGGGACGGACCCGCGCCCAGCTTCGCCAGAGCATTGGGTATAATTTAGGGGCGCTTTACGTATCGTCGGCCAGTGGGAACGGGTCTACTACCACGATAGTGGACAATACCCTTATTGGTGCAGACGATAATTTTAATGGCAGGTGGGTGGTTTTCAACGACGCCGACGGGACAGCCGGACAGGTTACCCGTGTCAGTGACTATACATCCAGCTCCACTACGCTCACACTATCCCCCGCTGTTGCCTCCTCGTCGGCTACCAGCGACACGTATGAGCTATGGGACGACGAGTACAACCCCGCGATCATAGACGATTTCATAAACCAGTCCATTCTTGAGACTACGGGCCACGCATGGGACCCGATAGAGAATCTCTCTTTCCACACCGACGGGAGTACGCTGCGCTTCGACGTGCCGTCCGGCATCTCCATGATCCAGGACGTCTATTACCGCAACAGCGTGGACTTTACCCGCCTTCATGCGTGTGCCGAGGCGTTCGACGAGACGGTAGACAGCGATTTCACAGTATCTCTGGATACAAAGGACAAGAAACAGGGAACTCAAAGCTGCAAGTTTGTCATAGCAGCGGGCGCGTCTGCGGGTGATATAGCCACGGACTCGATCACCAGCAAGGACATCTCCGGCTACGACTATATAGAGTTCTGGGCCAAGAGTACGGTAGCTACATCGGCTGGTAACTTGAAGATATTGCTTGATGATACCGCCAGTTGTGCATCACCCATAGAGACACTTAGTGTCCCTGCACTGTCTGCCGATACGTGGACATTTTGCCGCGTGGCCCTGGCTAATCCCGAGACAGACACGGCTATCATATCCGTGGGACTTGAATACGATGCTGATATAGGTGCTGCCACTGTGTGGCTGGACGATATCAGTGTGGTTAAGAACGACACCGCCGAGTGGGTCAAGATACCTCGTAATCTCTGGCGCGTCGATAAGGAAGCCAAGGACGTGGTATTCGACAGTTATATGCACGGCGTAGCCCGATACAGCCTGCTAAAGATAGTGGGTGGGGATAAGCCCGCACTGCTCACTTCAGACTCGGATACGTCCGAGGTGAACGAGCGGTATCTTATAGCGGCAGCTACTGCAAGGGCATATGCGTCTACGTCTGGTGGCTCTGGGACCGATCCTGACCAGCGACGCTCGCAGGCAGGGTTCTGGTTCGGCATGGCTAACGCTGCCAAGAGAGCCCTACCCCTACTTACGAATGTACGGTTGGTTGAATAATGGCCGCCAAGGTAGAGAGTCCTAACGAGATCAGTCTGGGTGGTGTATATTACCCCCTTACGAGGCCCGTTCAGAGCGTACTCACGTCTATATACCCTTCCAAGGTCGTCATAGGCGACACTACGAAGGACTCACAGGCGCGTACCTCTGTAATCGCGTGGTCTGACTGGCGTGGCGGCATAGGCATAGACCGCATGGAGTCGGGCGGGGACGTTAACCGCGCATGGTGGTCTGACTGCCAGCTACGTTACAAGAACCATCTCGTGCTGGGTAACCTCGCCAATAAGACGGATACTATAGGTCACGGCCTCGCCAAGGCTGGCGCTGGTACTGGCATAGCTGCTATCAACGAGCATAATGACAAGATATATGCGGTATGGAATGATTCAGCAGGCAATAACTCAAAGATATATGTGTATAACAACACAAGTAGCTATTGGTGGGACGGCAGGAGTGAGGACGCCGTAATAGGCGCACACGCTAGTGATACAGGACTTGAGGGAATAGAGATACAGGTTACAGACGCACTAACTTACACGGATAGTTCAAATGTTAGCTGGCTGATATTGGCACATTATGACTCTACAGGGAGTACATGGTCTTTTGCCAGGTATCCTAGTTATGATGGTACTAATAATGGGGTGTGGGATAAACCCGACACTGCCAAGGCCACTAAGTATTTAACAAGTTGGGATAACAGGCTGTGGGGAATATCTAACGAGGGGCAGTTATGGTATGCGCTTACTATATCAGATGATGATGGCACTGCTGTAAATGACGCGGTACTTCCTCTTCCGGCAGGGTACTGCACAGGGATGTTTGTGGCCCGTGACGCTGCTGGCGAACCCGTTATCTACGTATCAACCAAGAAGGGCCTGTGGGCGCACGATGCCGCAAATGCACGGTTCGTTAAGACTGAGGTGGAATTCCCTTTCCACCCTCATGCGGGCAAGGGCGCAGACAGGTGGCGCGACTCCATATATTTCCCCAGCGGATTAGGATTGTACAGGTATATAAACGGCGCTAACGCAGCCGTGCTGACCGTAGTTGGTCCTGACAGGGATGACGGGCTTCCCGAGTCCAACAGGGGTACCATCATGCTGACCGAGGGTACTCACAACGAGCTACTCGTGGGGGTGGATGCGACCACCGCTCCGACCATAACAAGCTCCGACAGCATACCGTTCCAGTGGAGCGCACAGGCTGTTACGGGTATTTCAGGTCTCGGCAGCCAGGTTATAGATGAAGGTACTGGTTACAGTAGCATCCTCGGATACAACGAGCTTGGCTGGGAGGCCAAGTGGGTAGCGGATACAGCAGGTAGAAGAATAGACGCGATGCACGTATCCAATGCCTACAGCGATGTGAACGAGAACTACAGACTGTGGTTCGGATTCAATAATGACGTCTACTATATGAAACTCCCTGTGGACATCATAAACCCGTCGAGGGTATCGGAGTTTGAGTATGAATCGTCGGGCACGCACGAGACGCCTTGGTTCAACGCGGGCCAGAGCGAGGTAGACAAACTGGCATTAAAGCTAAAGACAGAGGTACAGGACGCCTCCAGCACGGAGACGGTGATCGTATCGTATGCCACGGATTACAGCGAGTCTTACACGGTGGCAGGATCAACAATTACCTCCGATGGTATCACTACCTATACATTTGGCAGTTCTGCCGGTACCGAGTTTCGGGCGATCAAGTTCAAGATCGAACTCGCCCGCACGACGAATACATCTACGGCTAACTACAAGAAGAAGACCCCCGACGTGGTCTCCCTGACACTGGAGTGGCGCAAGAAATTGGAGTCCAAGTGGGGACACCAGGTCGATGTAGACCTGAGTAAAGAGTATAAGTCAAGGAGCCCGAAGGACCTGCGTGCAGCGCTGCTATCTGCCATAGAGAGCGCGACGCTGAACGAGTTCACCTTCAGGGACGATTCCGGCGGTACGCGAAACTACTACGTGGACGTCGTGTCTGCCACAGGGATGGAGTTCACGGGCTATGACGAGCGAGGGACCACTACTATCAACATGGTGGAGCCATGATATTTGACGTTGGTACAACCACTGTCTCTACTGCCGGTACTGAGCAGCAGATCAGCAACACGGCCAACCGTGTGCGCTGGATCAAGGCCAAGGCACTGGCGGCCAACTCGGGTATTACGTACCTGGGTGTCTCTGATGTCACCGCGACCAACGGCTACGAGCTATCGGCTGGCAACGAGATCGAGATAAACTTCGCGGACGTAGGTGGGACGATAGCGTTTTCCACCATATACGTGGATGCAGCTACTAACGGCGATAAGGTGTGCTGGGCAGTAATACTGGACGGGTAATGACTACCGAGGCAACAAGAACACCAGACACATGGCGCGGCAGCGACGCAACATACGCCGCATTCGCCGCCCTGGTGCGCGCTGGCAAGCGACCCGGCGTTGATTTCACATACCGGCCACGCACCAGCGGGGGGACCACGGGATCTGTGGAGGCGGACTTCATGTTCCACTCCCCGCCCGACCTTGCCATGCAGGTGCAGGAGCCGTTTCACAGTCACCGCAGCGGCGTCTCGACACGGGGTACGGACATAATGACGAAGGTGCAACTTGCGGGGTACGGTATTACACTTATAATGCTAGGACATGAAAAGCTAACACAGGACCCGGACTGGTTAATAGGCGAGGCGCTCCAGTACAGGGATCATAGCTGGGAGTAAATTATGACTGTTAACTTTAGAGGATATGTATTCCAGGATGACGGAGATGCTGTCAATGGTGCTACTGTCCAGCTTCTGGAGACCGGCACGACCACGGTAGAGGCATCCACCACTACCGATTCTGACGGACTCTGGTATTTTAATGAGGCCGATCAGGACAGGTACGACGTTAAGATTACATCGGGTACCAGCGTGAGATATGTGCGCTGGGACGACCAGGTAAGTTTCAAGGAGATCGATGTACGCAATAACACGGGTGCTACCACACCTGCTGCCACGTTCTCGAATCTAACGAACAGCACAGCAAACCAAGTAGCTGTATTCAGTGGGGCTAACTCCACAAAAGCAGACAACGATGAGATTTATATCTCGTTCAAGATGCACGATTCCGCTGGTAACTTGGACGAGTTTGCCCGGATGACAGCAGTTGCAACAGATGTAACTTCAGGGTCTGAAGACGGACAGATTGAATTTGATGTAATAAAGGCAGGGACGCTTACCAAGGTCTGGACTATTACTTCCAGCACTGGTGCAGCCATGTCCTTTGATATGAACGTGGATGCCCTGACAATAGGGTCTGGGGCAGATACGGATGTATCCCTAACATTCGATGCTAACAGTGCAGACGGTGTTATCACATGGATGGAAGACGAGGACTACTTCAAGTTCTCTGATGACATCCTGATGAACAGCACTGAACGCATTAACTTCTACGACACGGCTATCTATATCTACTCATCTACTGACGGGCAGCTAGACTTAGTAGCTGATACCGAAATACAGATAGCAGCCACCACCATCGATATCAATGGTGCGGTAGCTCTTAACGGGGCAATTACCGGGGCAACCAACATTACCCTGTCGGGTGAGTTGGATGCAGCAACACTGGACATATCAGGGAACGCAGACATAGACGGTACTACGAATTTGGATGCTGTGGACATAGACGGCGCGGTGCAGATAGATGCCACGTTCACGTCTGGTGTTGATGGGCAGGGCTATGACACCAAGTTCTTTGGGGATACAGCCAGTGCCTACATAATGTGGGACACCAGTGCCGACAAGCTGCTAACAGCGGGCGGCGCTGTCATTGATATCGTTAAGGACAAGCTGCTAATTGGCAGCACCGCCGTAACGACAACGGCTGCTGAATTAAACGTACTGGATAACGTGACCGCAGGAACCGTAACAGCCAGCTTGGGAGTGGTTGTTGATAGCAACAAGGACATAGGGACATTTAGAAACATTACCCTGTCGGGTGAGTTAGACGCAGCAACTCTAGACCTGTCGTCATCTGCTGATATAGCAGGAGACTTAGTTTTGTCTGGCGGTGCTGATGGGGCATTGCAGTTTACCAATGCTGGCGAGAACTCTATCAAGATACCAGATAACCAAGCCAGTGCCCTTATTATAGAAGAGGCCGATAACGCATACATAACATTCGTTACAACCAATAGCTCAGAGGCTATCACCGTGGCGAAAGCCACGACATTCTCAAGCACCATATCGGCGGCTACTGGTTCTACCATAGGCAACCTTACATTAGCTAACGGCAGCATTACTGATAGTGGTGGCGCACTGGACTTCGGCAACGAGACCCTGACCACCACTGGTGCTGTGGACTTTGGTGCTGCTACCGTGGACAGCCTGTCTGTATCAGATGCAAACATCACTAACGTGGGAGATATAGCCCTCGATACGATCTCGTCAGACGGCAGCACTGTCACTGTCAGTATGGATGATAATACCGACCTCTCGTTTAGTGTCAAGGAAGGCAGCAACGAGTACATGGTGTTCGACACCACTGACGGCACTGAGGGCATAGGCATAGGCAGAGGCCCGACAAATACTTCCAGACTTCTCGTAGACTGGCCTGCTATGTCTACATCAGTTACTGGCACATATATTAAATCTAATTTTAGGGGTAACAACGGCGCAGTCACGATGGGCGACGACATGACCACGATGGCTACGGTGGGTATCCACGAGCCTAATGTTACAGAAAACGGCAACACGCTGACCAACGCTGCCTCGTTGTATATAGGAAGCGTTGCAGACGAGGCTGCAAATAATTACGCCTTATTTGTGGATACTGGACTGAGTAGGTTCGACGGTTCTATCGTCATCGGTAAAGCCGCTGGGGCATCAAGAAATACACTTGGCCTAACAATCGATCAGGGAGTAACTGTAAATAACGAGGCTCTTACTCTTCAATCCAGTGGTGACGTAGCCCACGGCTTCACATCAGGGTTTCAGCAGACGAATACGGAGACTTATTTTTCCGTCCGAAAGATGATAGGTGGGGATGGAGGTGGAGAAGGAGGCGGGGCGATACTCCAAGCATTTGCGGGAGACACAGCCAATGACCGTGTTTTGAGTTTTTATGTGGGAGGCGG